CCCCCGAAAATTTTGTCTAAATACGGTTTTTCGGTACAATTTCCACACCAAAGGATGTGGTCTCCGAGTTTCCACACATCGCCGTCCTGTGCGCGGCTGGGCGTGTCGGCATCCGGTTCGCCGCTGTCGCCGTCATCTTCGGCGGCAGGCGGTTCTTCGTTCGGGTCTTCCATTTCCAAATCAGCTGCCGAGAATCCGGTGATCGTCAGGTCCATGCCCGCGGCCTGAATTTCGCCCAGCTCAAGCGCCAGCATCTCGGTGTCCCAACCGGACTGCTCCGCGAGCCGGTTGTCCGCCAGAATGTATGCACGCCGCTGCGCATCCGTCAGATGCTCAACGAGTACGCACGGCACCTCGGTCATGCCCTCGGCCTGCGCCGCCAGTACGCGCCCATGGCCTGCAATGATATTCCGGTCGCTGTCAATCAGCACCGGATTGACAAAACCAAACTCTCGCAGGCTCGCTCTGATCTGGGCGATCTGGCTCTCGCTGTGCGTCCTCGCGTTCCGCGCATACGGCACCAGCTCGTCGATCGGCACCCGCGCCAGCTGCTCCGGCATAAACCACGCCGCTTTTACCTCGCCCGGACCTGCCGGACCGGCGCTTTTCCTGTTTGCCATTTCCAAAACCTCCAAAATTCCCGCTCCATTGGGAAAAAATCTCGCACGGAAGCCCGGCTGCGGTCAGACGCCCCGCCGCCGAAAACTTTTTCGGGGTGGGGGGTAGTCCGGGAAATCTTGCGATTTCCCGCCAAAGCCGCGCACGTCGCGCCTGCACTGCGCTCGTCCAAGCGTCAGCCCTTCCGGCCGCTCTGGCCGCGAGATTTAGCTCGGCTTTCCGCCATGGTCTTTGCGCTGTGGCAGATGTGGCACAGGCTTTGCAGATTGCTGCGGTCCGTGAACTTCTCCCAGTCGCCGTTATGCGGCTCAATGTGATCCACGTCCGTCGCTGTGGTGCGTCTGCCATGCCGTGCACACTCCCGGCACCATGGCTCACGCAGCAGCTGCGTCGGCCGGAGATCATCCGTCCAGAGCTTGGTGCTGTACCATGCGCGCCACTGCCTGGACTCTGCCGAGCGCCGGTCCGCGTCTCGCGGCTTGTGCTTGTCGCAGTATCCGCACCTCACGAGCTCCCGGCAGCCCGGATGGCGGCACGGCCGCAGCGGCTTAGTCGGCATAGGCGATCATGTCATGCAGCGCCGCCGTCGTGCTGGCGATGATGCCATCGAGCCGGATAATGCGCACAGTCAGCGCATGCCGGCGCTCGAAGCGCGGCTCGAGCTCACGCTCGGCGATCAGCTCGCGGCGCCGTGCTCGCAGCGCATCAAGATTTTTCTTGTAATCCGGGATCATCTCGGCAACCGTCTGCACGGCCTCGCCTCCTTCCGGTGGAAATAAAAAAAACAGGAGCTGGCTTGCAACACTCGACGAACATTGCGCTCGAGTGTTACGAAGTCAGCTCCTGTCTGCTTAGACGTTGGCTTACACCGTCGTAGTCGACGGTGGACTCACATTTGCATCTTTCGCACCACAGCGGAAACTGCTGCAGCGTGGTTGTTCCCGGCACGACCCAAACCTTGGTCGGCTTGCCGCATCGCGGGCACCGGATCTTTTTTCGATTTTGATTATACACGCGATTTACTCCTTTGTCTACCCCTGCTTGGCTTTTTCTCCAATCCCTGTTGATATGTTATAGAGCATTCCAAGCCAGAAACAACGCGCGTATGCGTGCGCGTTGCGTTATTATTATGAACTGCCGCCGACCAGGGCAGCAGGTATTTTACAAACTTACAGGATGCGATCTCATTCCGGCCGCCGCCCTCATCGAGCACCTGTGCGCCCGGTGGTGCGTCAACACTCGTGCCGTCGTCCACCCACTCGTAAGTCGTGACCGGTCGGTCAAAGTTGCGACTGGGTACAAACTGTTTTTTGCCGTTCAGGCTCGCTTCCCGGCGTTCTTTGGTAAGATAACCGGCCCAACCGTCGTAGCCACGCTCACGGATGTAATTGAGCTGCACATCATCGCCCCAGAGCCAGAGCGACTTGAAAAGCTCAAGATCGCCGCCGATTGCATTGATAATAATATGCGCGTGAGGCCGGTGGTCTCCGTGCCTGCCCTCGAGGACGTAGATGTACTTGAGATCCGGCAGACCTCGCGCTTTGCGGTAGGCCCGCATCTGCGAGAACACTTTGCCGAGGTGCTTGCGTGTCACGTCGGCGCTCTCCGGTAAATCCTCATCGCGATACGTCGCAGTCAAAACCAGATCGTTCTCCGCAAAGTTGCACGCGATCAGCTGCTCGAGCTTGCGCTGCGCCGTATTGGCGTTGGTGCGCTGGATCTGCTCCTCCGTCACCTCGCGGATGCGCTTGCGCTCCTGCTTGCTGGCGTTCGGCCGCGGCACAGTGTAAACCGCGTCCCAGACGAGCCGTCCGGCCCGCACTGTTTTCCTTCGTTTCACTTTCCCCTCCCCGGTGTTCAAATTGAACACCATAGCGGACGAGTTACCCCGTCCGCGTAGTTACTAAGAATATCCGCAATTTTCATTTTTGTCAATCGCAGGGATTTTTTCAATCGTCCTCAGGGTCGTAATTCTCGTCAACCCAATCGCTAAACTCCTTTGTCCCGATGATAATGCAGTGTTCACCGCCTTTAATGCTTATGTATGCCGCGCCGGAACCATCAAGCACCTCAAGCAGCTTTCTCATACCACTCTGCTCGCCGCGCAGCACCGCGTGTACCGCATCATTGATCGCGACGTTCGGCTTGTAGCCGTCCTTGCCATAAGATTTCATTTTTGCCCTCTCCTCTCGCAAAACTCTGCCACCGCCTGCAGCTTGTCGGCCGCCTCACGGATGATCGCACAGCCGCCCGTGCCGCAGTTATGCTCGTGCCCGCAGCCGAGGCAGGCCAGAGAGCCGGTCTGGACTTTCAGCCTTCTGAGGGCTTCGATAAGTTCATCGGTTTTCATATGTGTCCGCTCCTTCCCCATAAAACAAACTGATTTGATCTGCAAATTTGCTAAACCGCTTTTCGGCAGCATCGAAATATGTCCGGTCGATTTCAAAACCTGTGAAATCCAGTCCAGCCTTATATGCCGCGATCCGGCTGCTGCCGCTCCCTAAATGGGTATCCAGCACGCGCATACCCGGCGACGCATAACGCTGAAACAGCCAGTCATACAGCGCAACCGGCTTCTGTGTCGGGTGAATACGCACCTCATTGAGTGCCTTATTCCCTTGCTGAATGTGCCCCTCCGCAACGCTTTTCCCCTGCAGCATACCGCTCCACATATACCGAAATAGACGCACGCTGGTAAACAGGTCGGTGGCGGCAATCTCGCAATCCGAGAAACTCGAGCTTTGGTTGCATTTGTCCCACACAATCCGGCCGGGCGCAAAATCATAGCTGAAATAATTGCAGCCCCAAATGATGTAGTGCTTTGACACTCGCCGCAATTCGTCAAAGTATGCCTTTCCCGGCACTTTCCATGCTGCTGATACAGGGTAATAATTGCGCCGCACTCTGGTTCGGCTTACGTTGGAGCCGTAATAGTGGCGGCGTTCCGGTCCGCTAAAGTACGGAGGGTCTACCACAGCGAGATCAAAACAGCCGTCTTGGAACTGCGCCATTCCCTCCATGCAATCCATGCAGTAGCAATGGTTGGTTTCAAGCATGGCCGTTGCTCTCCCGTTCCAGCAGCTCCTTCCGCAGCTCCTTGAGTTTATCCGTCAGCAGGCTCTCGGCCTTGTTCCCAGCTTTCAGTTTGCCGCCCTTGTCGCCGAAGTTGTAACGCGGACGGTTGACGTTATGCGTACCGCCGCCCGGAAAGAAATCGTCGCCCTCATACCAGCTGGCCGTGAAAAAGCTGCCGTCCGGCAGGTCGAGCCGGTACACAAACAGTCCGATCTCAGGTGCCTTGTGCCAGATGCCCCAGTTACGCCAGTCAGACAGAACGGCCTTGCGCTTGCTCTCGTTGGTAAGGGCGAGAATGTCCTTACCTGTCAGTTCCAGCATCATACCTCATTTCCTCCCATCCGCAGCAGCTCTGCGGCCACGCACTCCGAGCAGTGCTCGATCAGGTCGTCATGGTCCTCGATCTCTCGCGGAAATCTGCAATACTCGTCACAGAACTCCTCCATCACCTTGTTTGCCCGCTGCTCCCAGCAGGCCGGATGGAACACGGGTGCAGTCCGCACGCCCTGCCCACAGAATTTACATTTTGCCATTATGCTGTTCTCCTCCTCAGTCCACTTCTTCCCCGCGTTCGATTGCTTCCTGGCGTCTCTTTCTGATCTCCGCCTTCTGCGCAAGCCACGCCTGTTCCCAGTCCGCGAGCGGCCGTTCCGCCGGGGGTTCGACCGGGGCAGGTTCGGGCTTCGCCGCCGTTGCGGCAAGGTCTGCGGCTGTTAACACGCCGTCACGCTCGTACCCCTGCAAAATCGTGCGGAAGTATGCCGCCGGATTGTG